ATTAACTGTTAACGAGGCAGATAGACGCTATAAAGCAGCAAAGAATAACGCTCAAAGACACGATGCCACAATTCAAGTTAAAGGCGGGGCTATTAGAAGAGCCCGTAACGGTGAGTCTATGGATTTAATTATTGGCGTTAACCCAGATAGGAATAAATAATGCACCCTAAAAAACCACAACTAAGCGAAGGCGACAAGCTAGAGCGCGCAAACAACACTTTGGGCAAGCACAGAGGGCCTAAGCAACCTAACGACAAAAGGGCTAAAGAGCTTTTTGACAGAAACATGGGTGAACACGCAGTTCGCACTATGAAGGTTAAAGACGTTATCAAGGAGTACAAAGAAGACCCTGAAGCGTATACCGCAATTAGTGCTGAGTCTATTGGCCGTATGCGTCGTGGCGAGCCTTCTAAATACCACACTGACAAGGATATTTAAACAAAAATGGCTGCAAAGAAGAAAGTTACTGGTAAAAAGACTAAGACCCTAGCGGGTAAGACTTCCGATGGTAAAAAGGTTTACGGCCCATTCAAGGGTTCAAAGTCTAATGGTGGACGTCCTATGATGTCTGTCGTTAATAAAGATGGCTCACGTACATCTATTTCAGCTGCTAAATACAAGTATGAGAAAACACATGGCAAGTTGCCTAAAGGTGTGGATGTTGACCACAAAAACAATAACCACTCAGATGACAACGCCGGAAACCTACGCGCGCTAAAACACGGTAAGAACACCGCTAAAGAGAACAAGCGCCGTGCGGGTAAGAAAGAAAACGACAAATAATTCGGTTTAGGTAACAAATCTTAAACAACTAACGCCATACTTATTATTATGGCGTTCCGATCAAACGTCTTTAAATCAATCTCTAGAGAAAGTATAAATCAATGGCAAACAACGTAGGTGACCCACAGGATAGCGGTACGCTATACCCTGTTACCGCCCAGAAAGTAAGCGGAGCAGTTAATAACAGCACTTCCGTTACTCTATCAGCCTCAAACTCAGGTATCGTAGTAGGACAGGTTGTCACTGGCCCTGGTGTCCCAAACGCTGATGGCATCAACCCTGCAACTACTGTTTCAGCAATTAGCGGTACTTCGCTAACTCTTACTCGCCCAGCTAACCTTGTAGAAAATACAACCCTTAACTTTGCAGGCGCTACAGGTGCAAACATTGCAACTGACTTTGTGTGGGGTAACTTTCCTATCCAAGCTAATGATGACCGTGCAACTGTTGCTGCCGCTAATCTTCCGGTTACGGGCATTCTAACACCGACTCTAACAGCCGCTACTACCACAGACGGTACTAACATTACTTTTACCACATCAGCTGCCCACGGCCTTGTTATTGGTTCAGTAGTTAACACCGGTCTTGCTGCTGTTGGTGGCACTATTGCTGCCCCAACTGCGGGCACAACTCACGGTAAGAACGTAGCTTCTGTGTCTAACACTACAGTTACTGCTGATACTACTCAGCTAACTGCTACCCTTACCACAGGTGCTGCTCATTACGTAGCCCCAGGTGCAACTGTAGTTATTGCCGGTGTTTTTCCAGCCGCCTATAACGGAACATTCGTTGCTCAATCAGGTACCACTGGAACAACACTTAAAATTGCGGGTGTAGGAGCTAATGGTTCATCAGTTGCTGCTGCAGGTAACACTACTACAGTCTCACTAGCAGCTGTTGCAAACACTGCCGGTACGGTTAACTTTTCTGCAACTAGCACTGCTAACCTTCAGGTTGGAGCGGTACTAACTAAGTCATCCGGAACAGGTGCGTTTAACGGAACAACTACTGTTGTTAGCGTTAACACCACAAACAACACCTTTGTTGTAGACGTAATACCTACTACTGACTTCAGCGCAGCCGTTGTCACAACAGCTGGTACTGTTACTACTTACCCATACGACCTATCAAACGCCGTGGTAAGTAGCGTTCCTTCTACAACTACCTTTAAGGTTTCTAACCCTAATGGTTGGAGTGGTAGCGCAGCTCTTACTGCTACTGCTGGTGGTTCTCTAAAGCTAATTGGAGATGCGAGTTGGGGATTGACTAAGAAAGTGCAAAGTGACCGACTAACTGCGTCCCTTGACGGCCACAACATTGTTGAAGGTGCTTACTATGGTTTCCCTTCATTTAACTCGGGTCTTTACAAGGTAACCGCTGCAACTGCAGATGGTACACGTGTATGGTACACCGCTCCTAACAACCTAAAGGTTAACGATGTTGTAAGCATTACGGGCCTTACTGATGGTGCAACAGCCGGTACTTCTACGCTTAACTTAGCAAACCAAACTGTTATAGCCGCAACTGCCGATAATTTCCTCGTTACTAACGCTGCTACCGCAAAGACACTAACTGGTCAAAACGGTTCTGCAGCTATTCGTTACTTCGATGACGGTAGCTATCAGGTAACTGCAGCTTCTGGTAATGGAACAACAGTAACTTACACTTCACAGAACAGCTTGATTCCAGGCGCAACTGTAAGCGTAACTGGGTTGAACACAAGCGCATTTAACTTGTCTGCCGCCACTGTTGCTACTGCTAACGCAGTATCATTCACAGTGACTAGCTCAGCAGGTAACGGTGTATCAATTACTGGTCAGACTGGTAAGGTTGCAAACGACACAGCTGCTTCTATTGTTGACGGTGCGTTTGTTGCTGGTACAGCTGCCCTAAACGGCCTTAACTACCAGACATCTACTCCTTATGTACAGGTGCCTAACGTTGTAGGTCTAACTACTGCTAATGCTCTTGATGGACTACTTGATAGAGGTCTTGTTGCTACTTCTAGCGGAACTACCTCCAGCTCAGCAAAGAGCATTACCGCTGTTACACGTACTGCAGGTAGCACACTAGCAGTTTGCACATTGACTACTCACGGTCTTCTAGAAGGCCACGTAGTTACTGCAAGCTCATCTAGCCTTGCAGGTATTACAAACACTGTTCAGTACCGTGTACTTTACAAGGTAGATGCAAACAACTTTGTGATTAACACAAGTGCAAGCACGGTTCTGAGTTCAGGTACAGTAACACTTACCCCAGTAATAGGAACAGTTTACTCACAGAGCATTGCAGCCGGAGCAGCAACTACCGCTTCTGGTACAGCAGTTACTGTTAATAACTGGAACTAATATCTAAATAGAAAAGCCCCGGTCGTTTGACTGGGGTTTTCCTATTTAAACTGATAAAATTACTCAAAAGGATTAGGATTTAATTATGGCTGAAAATATTGTTGGTAAAAACGCTAGAACCCAAGCGGAATCTATACCTAAAGACACTAAGTTTGTCTCAGATACTCTTAAAGGTATGCTATTTAATAATCTTGTAAATGGCGGAAGTCGTGGAAGAGGCGGCTCTGGCGGCAACTCTGGTGGCGGACGACCTAAGAGTATGCAGGAATATCACAACGAAGATGTTAGAGCTCAGCACGATTTTGAGCGGCTAACAAAAACTCAAAAGCTTGCTCACGAGCACGCTCTAGAAGGCTTAACTGCCACTGGCGATGCGGCTCAACGTTTTCCAGGAAGAGCGCCTAAAGCATTTAAGTACAATGGCCTAGAAACAAGTTGGGAAGATTCTGATGGCGTAAAAGCTTCTATGGCAACAAGTCAGCAGCAAAAGCCTAAGAAACCTCGTAGAGGAAAAGCCGGAACCAGAAAAGCTAAGCAGTTTAACGTGTATCAAGAAGGCTCTGATGCTAGATGGGGAGTTGCTACTTCTGGCACCCCTGATTTTGGCACCAGTAAACCTGCTAAGAGGACTAAATCTACTGTTAAAAATGTAAAATCTACCGATGCCATGACTTACAAAGGCAAGGCCCCTACACAGGGAGCAGTTAACCGTCAAAATAAAGCAGCTGCTAGTTACATTACTAAGTCTAAGACAAAGCTTACTCCGGAACAAAAGTCTCAAAACGCGGCCGCTAGAACCTATATTACTAAGCCTCGTGGAACAAAATCTTAAAGTAGATATACGCCCCCACGGGCCTCTAAAGGCTCGTACAGGGGTTAGCACGTCTACTGACCCATATGAACGCGATGAACGCCCTGTAGGACGCTCCAGAGAGTTCTTTGATGCCATTATGCGAGTCTCTGCCCCTGTAATCTCCGGAATACCTACTCACATGAAAGAACAAGGTAGATGGGGAAAGTAAAACGTGCTAAGAAGCATGTTAAAGAATTTAAAAAAGAGGCTTTATTTAAGCCTGCACAAGTAAAAGATACGCGTTTCGGTATTCGCAGAATATATTTGAATCAATCAGAAAAGCCAGAAGCTTTTTCATACGCTAACCCCGGCCGTAACTGGTGGGGCACAAGATAATAGGAACTGATGTCTACCGATCAATTAATTGCACTTATTGCTACTCTTTGTACTATTCTTAGTTTTGGCGGTTTTATTGTCGCCAGGCTAGTTAAGGGATACACAGCTGAAATAGTAAGCACCCTTATAAAAGACTATTTATCAGAGCTTAAGCCAAATCACGGTTCATCTCTTAAAGACGACATTGTTTGTATAAAAACTGATTTAACTTCTCTTAAAGTAAATGTTGCAGCTTTAGAAGGCAAGTTTGACCAACATATTAAAGAGAATCTTAATTAAATCTGCTATTATTAGACAATAAACTACAAGGAGAAACATGAAGTGTTCAAACTGTTCTGAAGACGCGGCATACACAGAGAGCTCACCTAGCTTTAGTACTGCACATTATTGCGTAAAACATCTTCCACAAAATCTTCGTTTAGGTGCTCAAGAAGGCTTATACCCTCTAGAAGAACCTAAGTCAGATAAAAAGAAGTCTGTAAAAGAAGAAACTGAATAATGCGCATTACCCGGGTACAGGCGTATCAAGCCCATCCGGTACCTAGTCACGTATATTATCCTCCCGAAGACCCGCTAGAGCCGGACATTACTGCTCAACCTGAATCTGTTGTTGAAGATGGGGATGAGGAGATTGAAGAGCGTTTATTTAGATGTAAGCATTGCAAAGAACTTGTGCTTGAATTTGATATAGAAGACCATGAGTGTGATGAATAATGCCTAAAAGTAATAATCCTTGGTCTAATAAAAGAAGAAATTCAGACCCTACCTCTAAGCAGTGGTTAGATATACTCACTAACGAAGAAAACCCTAACGCACCCGCTGAAAACGGTGACTTTGAGGTAAATGATTCTTCATTAGAAATGCCTAATATGATGTCTACTACATCTACCAACCCAAAAAGACCAAGAACTGTAAAAGCAGGGTTTGACTATAAAAACTTTAAAATGATTGTAGTATTTCCAGATGGCACTTGGTGGCAGTATAATGGTGTTCCGGTACAAATGTGGGAAAACTTTAAAGCTGCAGAATCTAAAGGAAGTTATATGCATACTTCTGGTTTAAACACTTGGCCGGATATGCATGAGTGTAATTTTGATGAGCTGTCTAAAGGGCAAAGAACTCAAATAAATGACATGAAAGACTATCTGAAATACATATACGAAGGAAAATAAATGCAATCAATTGGTTCACTATACGTTGACACTATTAAACTAAAACACCCTATTTTTCCCATGTTTGAGTGGGGATGGAGTCAAGAAACCGAATACCCGTTTAGAGCAAGTAAAACTTGCTTAGTAATTTGGGTTCCCTTTGCTCCTCGAGGCTACGCCTTTGGTATTTGGGGTAATCCTGTGGACGAAGACGAAGCTTTGGGCAAAGTGTTGCGTAAAGTTGACATTTCTAGTGAGGAAATTAAGAAATGGTAAACTTTAAGAAAAAATACTGGAATAAACCGTTTCCAGAAAAAATTGCTAAACGAGTAGCTCGCATACCTACATCTGATTTAACTGTGTGGGCAGAACAGACTTTATATGAGTTAGGTCGTCTCCTCAGCATATATGAGCGAAACCGTACACCCGAAGCTATTAAAGAATTAGTTACTAGCACTGAAGCGCTTCATGCTGTAATAGAAGAATTAAATAAAAGAACAAACCCTGGTTTATAAAGTTTAATATTTATTTATGGTATCATTAATAAGCCAACCTTCCTTCTCTCCCGTGTGGCGCTTAGTAACCCTGAGTCGTATCGGCTCAGGGTTACTTTACTATTAAGGCATAATATGAATGAATATGATGATTTTGAAGAAATAGACGAAAACTTTGAGGAACAAGTTGAGCCTTATGAAGAGCCGTATGATGACGGTTTAGATGAGTTATCTCGTGAGTTTGTTGACCAATTAATCGATAAGATTATGATTTTTATGACCGCACTCGTTGGTCACCCACTTCGCCCTTACCAAGAGCCCTTAGCTCGTCGCATCATTGAATCGGTAGTAATTAACGAGGGTGAAGAAATTACTGCCCTTGCATCGCGTCAGTCGGGTAAATCTGAAACCGTTGCTGACACAGTAGCTGCACTTATGGTTATTCTTCCCCGCCTTGCCAAAATGTACCCTGACCTACTAGGCCGTTTTAAAGACGGACTATGGGTAGGGTTATTTGCTCCTGTTGAAGGCCAGGCTGAAACCCTGTTCTCTCGTGTTATTTCCCGCCTTACCAGTGAACACGCACTAGCTGTGCTTGAAGACCCAGAGATTGATGATGAAGCCAAAAAAGTTGCTGGTGTTACCAAGCAAGTAAAACTTCTTAAATCTAATTCCTCAGTTATGATGATGACCGCAAACCCTAGAGCCAAGATTGAGTCTAAGACATTCCACCTTATCGTTATTGATGAGTGTCAGGAAGCAGATGACTTCATTGTGGCCAAGTCAATTGGTCCTATGCTTGCGTCTACCAACGGTACTATGGTAAAAACTGGTACTCCTACTACGCATAAAAATAACTTTTACCGCGCCATTCAACTCAACAAACGTCGCTCTACGGGTAGGGGTGGTAAGCAAAACCATTTCCAATGGGACTGGCGTGACGTAGCTAAAGCTAGCGATGATTACGGAAAATTTGTGCGTAAAGAGATGCTGCGTATTGGAGAAGACTCTGACGAATTTCAGATGTCTTATAACTGTAAATGGCTTCTAGAGCGCGGTATGTTTGTAACTTCCGGTGTTATGGATGAACTTGGAGACACTTCTCAAAAAACCGTGGAAGCTTGGCACCGTACGCCTGTCGTAGTAGGCATAGACCCTGCCCGTAAAATGGACTCTACTGTGGTAACTGTAGTTTGGGTGGACTGGGATAGGCCGGATGAGTTTGGTTATTTTGACCATAGAGTGCTTAACTGGCTTGAGTTGCAAGGTGATGATTGGGAAGACCAGTATTTTCAGATTGTTAACTTTTTAGAAAATTACGACATTTTGTATGTGGGCGTAGACGCTAATGGTGTGGGAGACGCTGTAGCTCAGCGCCTTCGTTTGCTATTGCCTAGGGCAGAAGTTATTTCTGTGGGAAGTAGCCAGCAAGAGCAGTCTAAGCGCTGGAAGCACCTTAAGACACTTATTGAACGTCGTTTAATTGGTTGGCCTGCTCATGCTAAAACTCGCGGATTGCGTAGATGGAAGCGATTCTACCAGCAGATGACCGACCTTGAAGTTAAGTTCCAAGGCCCCAACTTTCTTGCCCATGCCCCTGAAGAAGCACACGCCCATGATGACTTTGCCGATAGTTTAGCCATTGCTTGCGCTTTAACGATGGAACTTACAATGCCTAGCGTAGAAGTAAGCTCTTCACCATTTTTTAGATAAATTACGTTTATCCTGTAAAAAATAGGTTTTCGTATAAAACTTGTATAGAGGCCTCAACCTTTTAATTAGGAGATATTAATGTCACTTGCACCAGACCCACAGTTCCCAGAACGTGCCCCACTAACTTACGACAGTAAGATAGCTGCAGCAATCCCTGGCCAGCGCGGACCACTTCGTTTTGAAGAAGGCGTCGCGACAGACACAGACGTACCAAACGAGTTTATGCTCGGAGCACAGCAGGGTTACTCTCCTGCTCCTGGTCGTCCAAACCGTAATGCCCCTGTGCACACCAAGACTGCTGAAGAAACTATGAGCGAACGTGCTCACGTCGGTTCAGCTGCATGGGTGGAATCACAAGATTACCTAGGTGAATTCTCAGGCGCAGCCTTTGAAGACCACGGCTCAAACGTATACGAGACTGTTGTCCGTAACGGTGGCCGTCAGCAGCACCCGAACCCTGCTCAGGTTCAAGACTAGGTAAAAAATTCTCGAACCCCCGTACCTCACTGATGATGGCGTACGGGTGGTTTGAGTACTTTTAAGGCGGTGAATTATGGCTCTCGTTAAGGGTCAAGAAGTAAAAGAGACGCCCCAACAATACCCTGCTAATCCGCGTCTTTGGAACTTAATTACTACTCAAGCAAAAACTCGTTTTGCTAAGTACCCATCACCGGCTGCCGCTCACTGGGTACACTCTAAGTATGAACAACTTGGCGGACAGTTTGTGGATTCTAAAAAACAAATTGACCCTCGTATGCGCGATCGTGCACAAGAAGCTATGGATAAAAAAGAAGAGCAAGCAAAAAATTCGATTCAAAAAGACGTAAATAAGAAAGTAACTAAAAAGGTTAATAAGCCGATTGCTAAATAGTAATACCGTAAAAAAATAAGCCAACTATGCGTTACACTATAACTATCATTAAACTTACTGAAGGCGCTTTATAGCATGTCGATTGACTTTTCCCCACCGTCATATAGAGCCGCATCATCTGACCTTACAATCAGCATCTCCCCTTTGGGTCTTGTAGAACTTGCTGATGAAGAATTTGAGGTCCACGGCCCTCGTCTAAATCGTTACAGCCTTAACTGGGCTATGTACCTAGGCCACCACACATCTTTCCGCCGCCAAGCCGGTGAACCATCTATTGTTCTTAATTACTACCGTGCTTTTACTGATTTTATTATCAATTTTACATTTAGCAAAGGCCTACAATTTCGTAGCGTTAAAGCCACCGAAGCTATTGTACCTGCGCTTTTAGAACGTGTTTGGGAAGTAGATAATAATAAAGCTACTGTACTTTGGGAAATTGGCCAACAGGGTGGCGTATCAGGAGACTGCTTTATTAAAGTAGCTTACGAAGAAGGTTATGAAGATTCCGTTGGCGGTGTCCACCCAGGCCGTGTTCGTATTCTCCCACTTAACTCCTCTTTTGCTTTTCCTGAGTTTCACCCTCACGACCGTGAACGTTTAATCAGGTTTAAACTTAAATACCGTTTCTGGGGTACATCCCTAGAAGGTACCCGTCAGGTGTACACCTACACTGAAATTCTTACTGAAGACAGCATTGAAGAGTACATCAATGATGAGATGATTGATTCTCGACCAAATCCTTTGGGTATTATTCCTATTATCCATATTGCTAACGTTCGTGTATCAGGTTCTCCTTGGGGACTTTCTGACTGTAACGAAATGATTAGCATTAACCGAGTTTACAATGAGACTGCCACAGACATTGCAGACATCATTAACTACCACTCAGCCCCTGTTACTGTAATTATTGGTGCTAAAGCCTCTCAGTTAGAAAAAGGTGCTAACAAAGTTTGGGGTGGGCTACCAAAAGACGCTCGTGTAGAAAATCTTGAAGGTGGAGGCCAAGGCCTAAAGGGCGCTATGGACTTCATGGCTCAACTGAAAAAAGCTATGCATGAAATGGTTGGTGTACCTGAGTCTGCTCTCGGACAAGCTATGCCAGTGTCCAACACTTCAGGTGTTGCGCTTTCCATCATGTTCCAGCCTTTGATGAACCGCTACCACCAAAAGATTGTGCAATATGCGCACGGTGTTGAGCGCGTTAATGAGTTAATTCTTCGCACACTTGCGCTAAAAGAACCAGAGACATTTACACTTAACCTTGATGTAGAGACTACTCCAAAGCTTAACCAACTGGTTCAGTTAGACCCTAACGACCCAGAGACTTACAGAACTTATGCTCACTTCCCTCCACCGCTACCTTTGGACAAATTGATTGTATTGAACGAAGTCCAGTCATTGCTATCTCTTGGTTTGCAGTCTAAAGAAGGCGCTTTGCGCGACCTTGGCGAAGAATTCCCTGAGTCTAAACTTCAGGAAATTCGTAAAGAACTTATTGATGATGCTATTGCCGATGGTGCTCTACGCCTTGTACAAACTGAAATTGAGCAAGAAATTGCATCTATGACAGGACAACTAGGTATGGCTGACGGCACTACAGCGGGAGGTGGGGCTACTCCAGGAGCCGCTGCCCCAGGTCCTATGGGCGGTGCTCCAGGTGCTGGTGAACCTATGGCTCCTACCCTTGACCCACAAACCCTAGATAACCTTGCATTAGGAGAGTCTGAACTTAGAACCAGACTTGTTACAGAAGCTTATGGAACAAAATTACCTAGTAGACAAATTCCACAAGATTATACAAAATAATTTAGATTTAGCAACAAAAACGCAGTAGAACGCGTAAAACTTAATATTGACAACATATACGTGCGGCTACATGTGCTACGTGTCTAAAGACACATTCGGAAAACGCCCTAGAGAAATTAAGGATATACATGAGTACAACAGAATCACAACTAAATGCTGAAGCCTTTCAGGCAGAAGCAGGAGTAGTTCCAACAGTAGCAACGCCTGACGCTGATGCGTCAATTGCTACGTCAGTATCTTCTACCGATGTACCTGCAACAAACAGCCGAGTCTACACAGACGAGGATTTGTCTAAGGTTCGTACGCAGGAAAAAGATAAGCTTTACCCACAGATTGATGCACTAAAGACTGAACTTGCAGAGATTAAACGTCAACGCGAAGAAGAATTGGCAGCAAAACGTGCGGAGGAAGAGGCTCGTGCCGCTGAAGAGCGTGTAAAGGCCGAAGCTGACATGGACGTTCGTGACCTTCTTAAACAGAAGGAAGGCGAATGGCGAGAGCAATTGGAGCGTGAGCGTCAAGAACGCGAACGCGCATTTGTTGAG